GTGCAGCGTCGCCGGGTCCTTGTGGAACTCCAGGTCCTCGCCGGCGGCGCAGTAGCCGTTGTAGTCCTCCACGGTCTTCTTGAGTTCATCCCTCTGCTCATCAATGATGTTGTCAAAGACAAAGCTCTTGGATGCCTTTGTCACGGAGTTGGAGATGGTCTTCACATATCGGTCATAGGATGCCGGCTTCGGTTTCCTGAACAGGTAGGAGAACTCCTCCTCCGTGTCATCATCCACCTGTACTGTTGTTGTCACCGTGTAGATTTTCTCATCCGTCCCGGAATATTTCCTCTTCAGGCTCTCCACATCACCCGTCTGCTCTGCCTCTTTCCCTGCTCTGATGAGCTCCTGTTCTCTTGCTTCGTTCATGTTCATACCTCCATTTTTGTCATTTATTCTGTTATCAGTTACGCATCAAGACCGTTGATTTTGATGCCGCCCATTGCGATACCGTCAAGGTCTACCTTCATGGACTTGTCCCCCTGTGCCGCCTTGAAGCTACGCTTTGACAGCACAATGTTGGTCAGGACATCCGTACAGGTTGCCGCCCCTTCATCTGCATAGTTCACAACAATCTTCGGGATGACATACTTGTAGAAGTTCTTGTATCCCTTTGACTGGATGACCCTGCACATCTCATTGAAGTCCTCACGGAGCAGGGATAGCTTGACGGAGTTTTTCTGGTTTCCGGTACCGTATCCCCTGATTTTTCCGCCCTTGCCATAGATAGGCTCGCTCTCCTGCTCGTCATCATAGGAGATTTCCATGGGCTCCATGTTCTCCATGCCGGAAGCTGTGATTGTCACGCTTGACCAGTCATACACTTTTCCATTGATTAGCTGCTTATTTGCCATGTATCTCTACCTCCTTCCTAAGATGCTGCATAGGGGTTCTCTACTGCAAAGGTCAGGTTCATCTCCCTCACATGCCCCATAGGTACATAGGTTATCCGGATGTC